ATTATTATTTAATAACTACTGAAATTATTATTTAATAACTACTGAAATTATTATTTAATAACTACTGAAATTATTATTTAATAACTACTGAAATTATTATTTAATAACTACTGAAATTATTATATTTTTTTTATAAAAAAAAAAGTAAAAGAAAATATGCATAAAGTTCTTGAGAAAAGACTTTTTCTCTACTAGTAACTACTAGGTGGAGGCTGTTCTGGCATTTCTGTGTCATTCCAATCTTCAAACAACAACATATTGTCAAAAATCCATCTGACACAGGATTCTGGAGTACCTCTCATTTCTAGATCAGGACCATACTGCCAAATAAGAATTCCATTAGGACTTTCTTCACCAAATCCAATGGAAAGTTGACCTAATTGGCGACTACCACCAAGTGCACTTTCTGAGTGCTCTTGACCAGTCCAAACAACAATTTTGTTGTCATCAAACCACTTCAGATCAAACTCAAAATAGCGACCAACTTCTTTTCTTTCCTGGTGTAATGCAATACTTTCACGATATAATCTTGAAAAAAGCATTTCTGTTTGTTGGTATTCCATGTTGTTGCTTATTGTGTCGTGTGTGTCGTGTGTGTCGTGTGTGTCGTGTGTGTCGTGTGTGTTTAGGTAATAATAATAAAAAAAAATTCAATTATTTTTTTATTTAATATTCATTATTTATTATTAAATTATTTATAATTTAAAATTGAACAAATATTAATAATTATATAATAAATAATGACATCTAAACGTTCATATACTAATTTTTTAGATAAAAATGAATTTCCATTTATTTTAGAAAATAATAAAATTATTTTTCCAAAATTATTAAGTAAATTAAATAATTCTAATAAAATAAGATTTTGGAAGATATATGCAATTTTGAAAAATAATAATATAATTATAACTTTAACTGAAGATTTATTAGATATTAATAAATTTAATTTATTAAATTATAAAAATATTAAATTATATATTTATACAGAATATGGAGTAATTAATGGAAAAATAACAAAAACGGAACCAACTATAATAGATAAAGGTAAAAATATTAATAAAAAAAATGAAACTACTATTTTAACTCAAGGTTTAATTTATATGAGGAATTTATATTTAAAAAAACAAAAATCTGGTTATGTTAATAAATTAGATGAAATTAATATTGAAAATATATATCCAATGGCTTTACAAGTATATTCTAAAAATAAAAAACATATTAAATATCCTTGTTATATTCAACCAAAATTAGATGGTATTAGATTAATAACTAAATATAAGGATAATAATATTCATTTATATTCTAGAAGATTAAATCAATTTTATGGATTTGACTTAATTAAAGAAGAAATAAAAATATTATTAGAAAATTATAAAAATTTAATTTTAGATGGAGAATTATATAATCATGATTTATCATTACAGCAAATATCTGGAATTGTTAGAAATGAAGATCCAAATTATATAGAAAAAGAAAAATTACAATTTTATATTTTTGATTGTATTGATTTAGATAACAATTATGCTTTTCAAGAAAGATATAATATTTTAACTAATTTATTTAAAATTAAAAAGTTTAAATATTTAGTACTAACTGATACTCATTTAATTAAATCTGAAAAAGAATCTGATAAATTTTATCAAGATTATATTGATTTAGGATATGAAGGAATTGTATATAAAAATCTAAATGCAACTTATGAATATTCATCTTATAAAGAAATAAGAAGCCATCAATTTTTAAAACGAAAGAAAAATTATGACGCGGAATATCCAATAGTTGGATTTGAAGAAGGTATTCATGGTAAAGATAAAGGAGCTATAATATTTATTATGAAAACAAGTGATAATAAAGAATTTAAAGCTGTTCCTAATATGACTTTAAAAGAAAGAAAAAAAATGTATTTATTAGCAAAAAAAAATTTTGATAATATATATAAAAATAAATTAGCAACCATTAGTTTTGATGAGTATAGTAAAGATAATATACCATTAAGAGCTAAATTTATTACAATACGAGATTATGAATAACTATTATATTAAAAAAATAATTGAATTTTTTTTTAAATTATTATCTAAACACACACAAAAACAAACACAGCAATAAACACAAACGACACCAAGCAAAAATGAACTTCAAGTCAGCAGAAGCACTTCAGCAAAAACAAATTGAACTTCTCATTGCAAAGCTATGCTTTGAGATGGAGAGAATTGGATTTTCTGATGACTTTTGTTTTAGTCAAAGTGAGTTTAAATCGGCCCAGATTATTGTTTGGAAAAAAATGCAACACCCATTGTTTAAAGAAGAGTTTCCAAGAGAAATTGGGAAGGTCAATATTGGGTGGAGACATGCTGATCCAGATGGATTTCTTTTGTGGAAATTTACCAAAGAACATGATGTTTCTGGTTCGCCTGAAGACTTTGTTCGTTGGCTTTTGCACAACATTCGGATCTTTTCTGAGTACAATCCCACAGAAACTCAATCTCATAGTATTGTCTAAAAGAGATTGAGTCTTTTTCTAGCTTACTTTATGCATATTTTCTTTTTTTAATATAATAGTCATTATAAATCTATTTATTCATAATTATTATAAAAATAATTGAATTTTTTTTAATTATTATCTAGGACTATTAATTAAGCACAAGACGCACGATTATTAATAGCAGAACTTAGCTGGCGGTTCATATCCTAATAACAGCAAAAGCTTCAGACTACAGGCTTCAGGGTACATACTACAAACACAGACGACAGGCATCAAATTACAGACTATAAACTACAAGAGATATGACAGTTCTAGAACAAATCAAATCAAAAAAAAAACAATTACATCAATTGAATTCTCAAATTGCTGATTTAACTTCTCAATTTGAGAATTTAAAAAAACAAATTGAAGAATTAAAAATTCAACAATATGACTGTAAATATGATTTAGATGAGTTAAAAGAACTAGAATTGAAAAATCCAAAATTTTCATGGGATTGGTTTCCAAAAGAAATTCAAGAAAAAATTTTTGAATTTAGTGATCCAAATGAAAAGCTTAGATTGAATTTTTCTTGTAATGTTCTTCCATTAGTTCAAAATGAGGTTTTCTTACGCAGAATAAATAAAATAAAAAAGAAATTTCATATATTTCAAAATTTTAATTTTATTCATTCAAATGCAAAAAATCCATTTTATAGTTCTATTAATGTTATATATCAAAACAAACGTGTTTTGGTAGTTTCAATTGATAGAGACTATATTAGATGGGGACAAAAAGATATTCTAAAATGGTTGAATACAGGTGGTACTATCAATGATCTTATGGATTTTTTAGTACGACATTACATTCATGGAATACCAATACCAATCTATCTATATTTGTAGTGATCTTATTTTTTTATATAATAGTAATTATAAATTTATTTATTTATAATTATTATAAAAATAATTGAATTTTTTTTAATTATTATCTAGGACTATTAATTAAGCACAAGACGCACGATTATTAATAGCAGAACTTAGCTGGCAGTTCATATCCTAATAACAGCAAAAGCTTCAGACTACAGACTTACAAGTAAAATGACACTTTTGGAACAGATTAAATCAAAATTTCCTAAGGAAATTCAAGATTTAATTTTAGATTTCAGTAATCCATACGCAGAACTTAAATTAGTTTTTACTAATGAAGTTCTTCCATCTATTATTACAGAGAATGTTGTTTTTAGATTAAATCAAATTAAATCTAAAACACAGGAGTTAGAAAACTTTGAGTTTATAAATTGTAAGACAATGGGTTGTGAATCATTTATTCTTATTCGCCATGGCGAAGAAAATCTTATGAAGGTTTTTACAGAAACAAATGAGGCAGTATATTGGGAAGAATTATATGATAATTATTGGGATGATGAAGAATCAATTTATTACTATTGTAGTATTTTTGATTTACTATATCATTTAACTCAATATGAAATGTATAATATTCCAATACCTGGAATAATGGATGTGGCTCAATATGATTTGGATCGTGAAAGAGATATTCGTATGTATGCAAGCGAATCATGGTAGTAAATTTTATTTTTTATATTTTATTAAGTTTATTACTTACTATTATTTTATTTTTTTTTATTAATTCTTTTTTATATTCTTCTTTATAATTATATTGACAATTGTGTTCATTAGGATATCTATGAATAGAACAATAAGATTTATTACATTTACATTGGATTGCAAATATTGGTAACTTTTTATTACATACATTACAATATTGTTTATTATTTCGTTTAGATTTATTATTTGATAAGTCATTAATTGTCATTATTTAAATAGTATATTATTAATCTATTTTTAATTTAATTATTAATCTATTTTTAATTTGATTATTAATCTATTTTTAATTTGATTATTAATTTATTTTTAATTTTTATTATTAATTTATTATACTTATTATTTGAATACTAATTTAATAATAAATTATATCTTATATATATTATTTAATATTACTATTCTTTTAATTAAAAATGCTAATTTTTTATATATTTAATTATAAAAAATATATAAAAAAAAATAATATAATTCAGACTTCTAAAAATACTAATATAGTTAACTATTCTGAAAAAAATATTAATAATAATACTTGTATTAAATGGATTTATAATAATATAAATATATAATAATATAAATTTTTTATAAAAAAAATTAGAATTGTTTTTACCACATCCAACTTACAGTTTTCCAGATAATACTTTGTTCTTGTTTTGGTGGATTACATTTAGTAAACCACCCTTCATCAAAGGAAAGCAAAGATCTAATAAAGTCAAAAGGATGACCTTTTGTTTCTTCATTTTCATCATTATTCCAAATAACTAATCCATCTAGTTTTCCATCTATATCTCTAACATATATTTCACCATATTCTTGTTTAAAACCAAAACGATCAAAACTCCAAATTACAATTTTATTTTTATCAAACCTACTTTGAGTAAATGCAAAACTATTTTGTGCAATAATACCTCGTAGAGATAGTCCAAAATATAATTTTGCAATTATAAGCTCAACTTCTTTTTGAAGAACATATTCTTTTGATTCAAAACAATTCATAGTGTCTGTAGTTAGTTGCTTGTAGTCTGATGCTTTTGCTGTCGTTAGGATATGAACCACCAGCTAAGTTTTGCTATTAATAATTGTGCTTAATTAATAGTTCTTAGACTATCAATATAAAAAAAATCAATTTTTTTTTTATTTAATCATATTATTATCTAATTAACCAATTACCCAATTATAATTACAAAAATTACATGTTAAACTTAAATTACTTCCTTCATCTAAACTACGTCCTTGATATTCTTGAATTTTAACTTCTTTTTTACCACAATTTCTACATTTATATAATGTACTAGTTTTGAAATTTAATTGTTGATTATTTCTCATATTTAAATTTTCTTTAATTATTTTAGATTTATCTGGACATAATTCATCTGATGTCATATGAGCAATTTTAGTAATATCTAAATCATTATTTAATACTTTGTTTATTAAATAATTAGATTGAACCTCAGATTCAATATCTAAATTTTTTGTTATTTTATTGCAAAATAATTGATATAAATAATTAAATTTTTCATTATCCCATGATTGATAAATTAATAATTCATCTGCCTTATTAATAGTTTCGGTATAACAAGATAATTCTATATTAATTATTATATTTTGTTGAATTTCTTTATGTTTTAATTTGAATTTTTCATTTTTTTCTAAAATAGATGCAATTAATAAAATAATACTTCTTCTTAATTTATTATATTTTTTATTTTGATATATATCTATTGGAATAGTAAATTTTAATTTATTTTGAATATTCTGAAATTTAATAAAAATATTTGACATTTTAATATATATTATATACTTATTAATGTTCAAATTGATTTCAATTTTAAATATGAAATATGGGATGTTTATATAGTAAAAAAAATAAAATTACTATTATAGATACAAATATTTCTAATAATAATGACACTTATATAGAAATAAGATCTATATATATACAATCAGATTTACAATATAGAATAAATTTTTATTCAGATGAATCTAATAATATAGTTATTAATAATATAGAATATAATACTGAATATAATACAGAATATAATACAGAATATAATACAAAACAATCTAATTCGACTGAATATAATATAGATTTTTGTATAATATGTGATTTATTTAATCCAAATACTAATTTAAATCATCATTGTAATAAATGTAATAAATGTCATTATAAATATAAAATTTATTGTAAATTATGTAATAATTGCTATAATCCATTATCTGAATATGATATTATTATGCATAGAAAAAAATTTTGTATATAAATTATTATTATTTTTTTAATTAAAATTGAATTTAATATAATAAGAAAATATATAAATTTAGTTAATTTTAATATAAATATTTGAAATAATTATATATATTAATTATGGAAAATTTAATTAAAATATATAATGATACTAAATTAAATCAAATCAATGATTTAAATAAAAATGTAGAGTGTGAAACTACTTATCATTTATATCTTAATTCTAATATTTATAAAAGTATCTTTAATAAATTAAAAGATAATAGTGAATCAATTATTATTTATGAATATATAAATATTTATTATAATAATAATATTAGATTAACTAAACAATTTAAAGAAGGTATTAATATTAATAAAGATATTATTATTAAAAAATCGTATTTATCTAAAAGTTTAAAATTTAAATCAAATAATCATAATATTATTAGCTATAATGTTAAATTAAATAATGAAGAAGAATTAAAACAATCAGATATTAATTTAAACTCTAATGATATTAAATTAATAAAAATTAAATTACGTATTTCATTTTTATTGAAAAATAATCATAAATTTAAAATAGATTTAGATTTAATTAAAAATATAGATTTAAAACAAAATAATATTAAAGAAATTAAAAATCGATTATTTAAAAAATATAAACTAAGTAATATTATTGAAGATATTAATTATGAATTATTTGATGAATTAATTCTAGAAACTGAGTTTTTAAATGAAATAGATAAATTAGAAGTGTCTGATATAAATGATAGTATTGATTATATACATTCATTATTAGATAATAATTATAATAATAAATATCAAAATTATATATATTTAATAGCTAAATTTATTATAACTAATAAATATTATTTAGAAGAATTTAAAGCCAAATCTGGTTTAAAAAGATTATTAAATAATGTTATTGAAATGAATACAGAATTATATTATAAAAATATTTTACCACAAATTGAAAATTTTTATATTACAGATAAAATTGATGGACAAAGATGTATTATTATTATATCTGAAGATGATTCTAATATAAATATTAAATTAATAACTAATAAATTATATCAATTATCAGATTATAATGATCAAATAAATAATAAATTATGTAAATATACTATTATAGATAGTGAATTTATTATATCTGATGATAATAAACAACAGGACTTAATTCATAGTAAAGATATTAAATTATATTTATTTGATATTCTTAGTTATGAAAATGAACAAATTGGTTTATTACCATTTGAAAAAAGATATCCATATATACAAAAAGGATATGAAAAAATAAAATTTTTATCTAATATTCAATGTAAAGAGTATATTAAATTAACTAAAGATTATAAATCTGAATTAACTAATTTTTATAATAAGAAACATAATTCAAAAGAATATAATATTGATGGTTTAATATTTACTCCAACATCATTAGTTAAAAATAAGTTTTCTAAATTTCCAATTAATACTAATTATAATAATATGATAGGATATAAATGGAAACCTATTGAAGAAATTACAATAGATTTTTATATTAAAAAATTACCTAAAAATCTATATAATTTTACACCTTATAATAATTTAAATATTAAAACAAATGAAATAATTTATATATTATTTTCAGGAATTAATAAACATGAATTTGATAAATTAAATTTATCTTATTTAATTCATTATAATAAAATTATTTCAGAAAAATATTTACATAAAAATTATTTTCCTATACAATTTTCAACTAGTGATAATCCTAATAATTATATATTTATTTCTAATAATAATGAATTAGATCATAAAATTGGTGAATTCAATTATATCAAAAATAAATGGGTTTTAAAAAAAATTAGAACTGATAGAGATGTTGAATTAGAAAGAGGTGAATATTTTGGTAATTATTTTAAAATCGCCGAATTAATATGGAATAATATAAAAAATCCATTAACTTTTGAAAAATTATTAGAAGATAATACTGGATATTTTTTAGAAGATGCTAATTTAATATATAAAGCACAAAGAACTTATAATTCATTTGTAAAAAAATATATTTTAGAAAGTATTATTAATCCAAAATTATCTGATAAAAATAATACAGATTGGATTATTGATTTAGCTGCTGGTAAAGGGCAAGATTTATTTAAATTAAATAATTTAGGTTTTAAAAATGGATTATTTGTAGATATTGATTCTAATGCTTTATTAGAATTAATTAATAGAAAGTTTAATTTAAAATCAGATAATCCGCAAAATAAACAAAATATGAAAATTTTTGTTCAGCAGATTAATTTAACTGATAATTATAAAGATATAATTAAACAATTAGAAAAATTTCCTATAAATAAAGAATCAATTGATATAATGATATGTAATTTTGCAATTCATTATTTAATTAATAATGATGAAAGTTTATTTAATTTAATTAAATTATTAGATTATTATTTAAAACCAAATGGTAGATTTGTATTTACCTGTTTTAATGGATATAAAATATTTAAATTATTAGAAAAATCTAATCAATGGAATTTATATGAAAATGATTATTTAAAATATTCCATTAAAAAAAAATATAATACTAATAAATTTATGAATACTGGTCAAAAAATTGATGTATTATTACCGTTTAGTAATACACAATATTATACAGAAAATTTAGTTAATTTAGAATATGTAGAAAATACATTTAATGACAATAATTTTACAGTAGAAATATCTGAAGCTTTTGGAACATTATTTAATTATTTTAAATATGATAAATTTTATAAACAATTATCTATAGAAGATAAAGAATATGTTGATTTATATCAATATGTAATTGTAAAAAAAAATTATAATAATAAAATTCAAATTAAATCAAACTTATTAGATATTTTAAATATTCAAAAAGATTATATAAATGAATCTAATTTAAGTTCTAAAAATGAAGTAAAAAAAGAAGTAAAAAAAGAATCTAAAAAATATGGAAGTAATATTATTATTAATAAAAAATATAATATTAATAAATTATTAGCAAACATTCCTAATAATATTAGAAAACAATTACAATATGACGAAACTGCTTTATTTAGTTTAACTGATTATAAAAATGCTGATAAAATATCTAATATAATTTATAATTTACCTGATATTAATAAACAATCATTAATTATTGATGGTACTGCATCTATTGGTGGTAATACTTATTCTTTTAGTAAATATTTTAATAATATTAAAGCAATTGAAATTGATAAAAATAGATTTAATATGTTAAATCATAATATTAAATTATTAAATTTAAATAATATTGAAACTATAAATGATAATATTATAAATTATTTATATAATAATAATATTGGAGATGTAATATTCTTCGATCCACCATGGGGTGGTATTAATTATAAATCGCAAGATAAAATAGATTTATATTTTACTTATCAAGATAAAAAAATTGATATTTTTGATTTATGTAATAATTTACAAAATAAAGGTATTAAATATATTATAATTAAGGCACCAAATAATGTAAATGATACAAAAATAGAAATATTTGAAAATTCTATTATTTGTAATTATATTGATAAATTTAAATTATTAATAATTAATTTTACTAATAATAAATTAGATGATAGTCATATATGTTATACTAATAAAAATAGTTATAAATTATCACATTTAGATAATATTAATAATAGTAATAGTATTTTAATAATTATAAATACTATAAATAAAAATATAATTCAAAATCTTATTAATTTATTAGAAGAATTTAATTATAAAAATAAAAATCAATATAAAAGAAATAGAAATAAAATATTTAAAATTGTGAGTTTTGAAAATGATGAAAATCAAAATTCGTTAAATATATTTAATGATTCTATTTGGTATAGTATTTATAATAAATATAAAACAAATAGTTATGAATCAATTATATTTTATGATTATAATATTAAATTAAATGATAATGAAAAAAAATATTTAATTAAAAATCCTATATTACCTATTATATTAACTAATAATAAAAATATATTAATTATTAATAAAGAAAATTTAGAAGAACTTATAAAAACTGAAGAATATTTTGATTCTAATAAATATATAAGTAATTATGATAATTTAAATACAACTTTAAAAATTAATAATAATATAATAAATATTAAAATAAATAATGATAAATTATATGATTTTATAGAATAAATTTAGATACTTTATATTATATTTTTATATTATAATTATATTTATTTTTTATACTATTTTTTATTTTATTTTTTATTTTATTTTT